GAAAGATGAGTTTAAAGATTTACTTCGATTGGAATTAAAGATTAAACTTTCCAAGAATCAAGCCTATTGGTTGTACGTCGCCAATCGGGAACGAATCGAAGCAATCAAAAAAAAATTATTCAGCGAGTAATGCTGATTGCGGATATCGGAACGCTAACGATAAACACGCCGCTAGACTACTATTGTGTTAGTCTAGCGGCCCCGTTTATTAAAGCTAAAAGGGAATTATCGGAATACTTCAAGCCGGTAATGAATGAAGATCGAGCGTTTAACCTCGGCAACATGGTTCACTTTGGCGATGAAGCCAAGGCAATGAAGTACGTCACGGCTTTCACAATCTCCAAGGCAAACAAATATGGCTCACCAGCAGCGAGTCGTTGATCTGTTAAACGTTTATCGAATCAAACATCGTCAGTTCAACGCGGCTCCTTATTACGATCCCCGATACTCTCACCATTTCCCTTTCTTCGGATTTGGTACTATCGAAATGATGATGCGGGATAGTCGTATTCGTTTCGGCCTTGGTTTGATTAAAGGTCCGATATACGCCTATACGAAATTCTTTAGTTCGGAACAAGCCGAAGACCCGCAGATTAATGATTCGATCATCGACTTGGAATACTATTATTCCCATAAGGTAGAAGCGGACGATGAGCGAACGGAAAAGTTTGTTCTTGATACCCTTAACGATTTTTGGGCCGACGGACTCTATAAAGCGTTACGAAGTATTGAATGGGGTTTCTCCCCTACCCAGGTCATTTACTGTCGTGACCCATTCGACAATCTCATTAAGTATAAGACTCTGCTCTCGTACACGCCATCTATAGCTCGGCCTGTAACGGTAAAGAATGAGTTTGTCGGATTGCAGATTAAAACGACACAGAAATATATTCCGTGTCCTAAGTCCGCAATCTTTGTTCATCAACGTGAGTACAGTCAGTTCACCGGCCAATCTCGATTGCTAGGGTGTCATATCCCTTGGCATGAAACGTGGCAGATGGGTGGTGCTCGGGATATTCGTCGTGTGTGGTTCTACAAGAACGCTTACGATTCGGGCACCCTTTATTTCCCAGAAGGTTCGGTAACTGATCCGCAGACCGGACGAACAATTGATAATTTGGAAGTGGCTATCGAAATGATGGACGCTACCCAAACGGGAAGTTATCGAGTTCTCCCTAAACCGGAAGGCGGAAAAAATGATAAGACTTGGGATTTTGAACCTCCGAAGGGTTCTACGACTCCCGATGGTTTAATGGAATATCCTCAAGACCTTCGTTCAGAAATTCTTGAAGGTATGGGTATCCCTCGGGAAGTTGTCGAGTCAAATGGTTCAACAGGATTCGGATCGTCGTCAGGACGTAAGGTTCCGATGCTGGCATTCATTGCTTCGCTCAGTCCGATCGTTACCGAAACGATCACAGACTTCCGCTCTCAAATTTTGAATCCTTTGTTGAAAGCAAACGGAATGAAACCGAATTATCGAATAACTCGAATCATTCCAAAGCGATCATTGCCGCCAGGTCCGGGTGAAGGTGGTCGTACTCAAACTTCAATGTCAAAACCTTCCGAGAATGCGTAATGGCTACTTATCGCGGTTCGTTAATTCTTTCTCCGTCTGTCGATATTCGTCCACACTTACCCCCGGTCAAATATCTACAACAGGGAATTAATTTCCAATACCGCAATGAGGCTAACAACGACCCCACCAAACCTAGCGTGCTCGATCTATTTTTATTAGATTCGAACCGCTATCTTTGGTGGGATTACGCACCTAATGTTTACTTCCCTGTCTACTCTCGCCGCCCCGTATTCACGCAAGGGCAGAGCACTCCTACCGCTAGAAAGAATCTTTTATTCCAAATATCCACCGTCAAGGTATGGATTGAGGAATACAATCGAACCATCGATATCTATACCGCTGAAATCTCTCGGATCGTTCGGCTCGAAGCATACTTTCGCAAAGCGTATTCAGTAGTAGTGCGAAATCGTTTAAGTGGCGTCAACGAAACATGGTTGCTTAGAAATCTCTATCAATCATATATCGATGCTCACGAAACGGACTTGCTTCGGTTAGAAGCGATCCAATACGAAGTCGAGCAGCGTCTTGTTTTTTACGACGCTAACGGTGTTCTGCCTGTTTCGAATAGAACGCCTGAGTTCGCTGCTTACTATCCAACGACAATGAATTACTCTTTATTCTCGTATGGGGGGCAGCCATCTGCGGGACTCGCTACAACTATCTTGCGGAACACCGTCCCGCAGAATCGCCCAACTTGGCACCACCTTTCCCTTCCAGGGACCGTTACGGGAAATCCTTATTGGGGAACTGACCCATCAGATATCCGAACCTACAATACGACTAACAATCTTATTTTAGGAATGTCCCTATCTGTCGGCTCGTCTTTATCGGGGTTTGCCGAATATCGATACCACCAGTTTAATTATTATCAGGACATTCCTGGTAAGACCGCTGGAAGAGTAATTTTGGAATATCTCCCTAATCTCGGAATGACGGATATCTACAATGATGGGTATCGTTGGTATCAATGGAAAGAATCTGGTATGGGGATCAAAGAGAATCAAAATCGTGAGGTTGCCGGAACTATTTGTCTAATTAATGAAAAGTTAGATAAGTTTCAACAACTTCCATTTAATTCCAATATAGGAGATATTCCTAGTAGTTTGAAGTCTAACGATTCTGCTCATCGTCAGGTTGGAGATAATTATGTAAGTCCTTTTTTATCTGCTCCGTCTCAAATTGATTTTCCAGCAGGACACGAAACGGAATATCCGGTCGATAATCTTTCCTGGTTTCGCGGAGAAGAAGTAACCTACCAAATCAACGATGGTAATCGAGACATTACTATTAATCGTTGGCCTACGATGACGAAACCTTGGTACGAATATCAAGGTACGTTTAATACAACTTCGCTCAATGCCTTTGCGGGGAATTATCTACCGGGATCACAAAATATTCCTTTACTGGCGGAATCGATTCATAAGGTAATTAATCCTGATACGGATGAATTATTCTTTAAACGATCAGCAACGATCGAATATCCCATTACCGTCATCACAGGGTATTATTCGTTGTTCCCTTTTGTTGTAACTCGGAGTTACACAGTAACTATTAAACCGGAATCACCATATACTCCTACTAAAATATGGTACGGAAGTGATACGGTTAAACCCGTATTGCCGCGAGTATGGTTTGATATCGAGTATGCCACTCCGGCGTTTCCTTTTGGATTAGTTGATAGTTATGTAAACTTCGCCACTTCGGATAACGGACCCTCTTGGTTGAATCCTAATATCGTTCGTTCGGTTAATCGAACTTTCGTATCTAATACTTTAATCGAAGACTACATCGGTGTATTGTATTATGATGATGTTGATTTAATACCCCGCGAACAAGAATACATTCTTTACACCGTAACCTACGACCTGACACCCGAATAATGTTATCAGTAAATTACAAGCCGGTAGTCTCTGGACCTGGAATGGTAAGTAAGATTGTCCTAACAGATAATGCTTATTCAGAAACCAGCGTCGTTTATATGGATAAGAAAGATGCTCCATATCAAAACACTCTTGTATGGGTAACAATTAAAGACCCAGGGGCCACAGGTAACATGCTCGAACGTTGGATGTATGTTCAGCATGTATTGTTTCCAGATTTCGCAGATGTCATTCAACGTGATGAAGAAGGCGATCCGATTCTTGACGGTAACGGATATCCCGTTAAAAACAGTATGCGGACCCGGCCAGGATTGGTTAAAGTCATTCTTCGTGAGCATAAGAATACACTTACACGTTCAATGTTCTTAGACGCATTTAATCTTCCAAGTTTGCTTAGCTATAAACTGAAAGAGTTTAGCCTTATTGAAAAGTACAATGCGTACAATGAAGTAAATTGGGAAGGCATCCACGAGTTAATTTCCCATAGGGGAATTAAACTATTGACCGCAGGTGACGATCAACCACCGATCATCCCGGTCAATATGTATTGGAAAGGTCTGTATCTTGCTGACGGACTTGACGATCTTTTATTCCACTTTTCGAGTAGGGTAATCGAGCAACCCGAAGTTACTGCCCCAACGAAAGCCTATCTCGCGGCAATGAATCATCAATCGCCTCCGCTTCTTACTAATCTGGTATGGAAGAAACGACGATTCGTTGATCTGGATACCTCAATCATTTATGACACGATTGCTTGGCCGGAAGAAACAAATGAATCGCGTCATACGGAATTAACCGATAATAAGATTGCGTTCACAACCATATCCTTAACGGACTTTGAACGTAGCTCTGAATCCCCGGCAACATCTCAATCAGGATTCCTTCGATGTAACAAAGTTATCGCAGGGGGAGATAGAACGATTATTCGTCAGTGGCTAAACGAAACATATATTAATCGTTATTTGTTTTATGCGTTTAGCACTCGGCGACTACCGGCAAGTTTCCTGGAAGAGAAGGATTGGAGTAAGATAGAATATATCTTTACCGACAGTAACTACACCATCGTCGTTCGGCATGAACCTCGACCGTTGAACCGATTGCATCAACCGTTCATCGATGAAAGGAAAGAGACATTTGCAGGGCGAGTTACTTCGGTGAGCGGTAGTTCGATCACCCTCAAGGATTTGCGAAATCAATCGAGTCCGCATCGGGATTTATTCTTAGATGGTTCGTATGTTCTTGACATGCCATCGTTCGCGGGTTACACGAATACCCTTGGATTATTAGTCCCCGACCTAGTAGGTAAGGACATTAATTTCCAAATTGCGAATAATGTCGTCACTGTTTTATCTACGACTTCCCTGTATTCGGAGTTGAGCGATGAAGTAAAGATTCAACCGTTACACAACGGCGATGATGTAATTAGGATTAAACACTTCATCGAGTATCTGTCCTACTCTTGTCCCGATTCGGCGATATCATTTAACTCCGATCCGATCTTTGATTACGAATACGATTCGCATGAAGTGAATCCTAATGCCGGATCAGATTATCGAATCAACGAATGGGAAGTGATTGACGAAGCTCCGAATGCTTTTAATCTTGAACTCGTCGATGAACTTGCAACTTGCAAAGTAACTTTCAAATTAAAGGCTACCAAAGCAGAGATAATCGATTTCATCGAAGCGACTAATACCGATGCCTCGTACCCCTATGGTCCTGAGTACATCGAAGGGATTGCGGATTTTTGGTTGACGAACTTTCAGTACGTCACGATTCTGTTTTCGTTCTCGCCTTCAGCAACTAGCCTACGTTGGCGATCCCTTTCCTCCCAGGAGTTTATGGGAACTGCCTATGCGAGTGGTTATTATGATAATATCCGACACGATATCGATTCCAGTTTATTCACTGGACTTCGCGGTGCATCGCTCGGATCAGATCAATCGTTCCCTTTAGTATTCCCTGACCCCGGAGTAAGGATCACTTCGGAAGCTAATTATTTCCGAATCATCGGAACCCCTGGATGGGAATATAATGTATTGGTTGAGCAGTTAGCTCAAAGATACATCGCTAATCATTTGGAAACTTTCACGGCTCAAATTCAATTGGTGTACGCATGATGGACGATAAACTGTATGCAGAACGTTTAAAGATATGTCATCAATGCGAACATTGTTTAATCGATGATAATCGTTGCCTTAAAGTAGCCATTCCTCAAGACCCTACTCGACGCGGAAAACTTAATCATCCTTCAGGTATCGGCAACTCTAAAACCCGTTGTCCGATTCGAAAGTTTAATTACATTAAATCTGCACACGCATTGGCGATGCAAGAATATCTCCCTTGGGAATTAAACGATATTCAAATGTATCAATTGACAAAGGTAGGAGTTACCGAACAAAACTTACTGGCTTGGGTTTCGTATATCTATCAAGAGTTTCTTAGTCGAGGCCAGACGCTCAAACGAAGCGAAATCGTTAATCGTCTTAATAAAATAAGACGAATCAATAATAATTAAACAAAGAACCCCCTATGTTTTAAACATTTGGGGGTTGTTTTTTTGTTTAAACTCTGCGATCTTATTGTTTCGGTCGCTTTCTCATTAAACGATCGCCGTCAGCAAAGAGGCCCCTATGTCAGTTAATTCCCAATTCACTTTTTCGCTTGTCGAAGATTTACAGTTTCATCCCGCGTCAGGAACAATCGTTCGACAGATGTTCGAAATTCCTGATAAGTACGAACCGCCAAAAGTTACGGAACGACTCAAGAAAGCGTACAACCGTCCAGATTTAATTGGGCGAGCAACCAAGATGACTAAGATTCAATATCTTGGCGTTTTGTTTTTACGAAATGAAATTAATGCGTGCATCGCTAAACCAGTTACGCAAGATATTATCTTCCGTCAATTGTGCCGCGAGTTTCCTCAATGGGATCGTAAAGCCGCAGATAATTTCTTTAGAGATATTTCTAAACATCGTCACAACTACAACGGTGGTATTCTACACGCCCAGCAACCGAAACCGCTTTTGTTCTCGTTCTACTACAACGATAACGGTTATATCTGTCATAAGATTAATCGTAAACAAATGATGACTTTCCCCTTCTGCAAAGGTGAGACTCGGGCACACTTATTTGCAGACCCAAGGTTTTATACCTTAAAGGAATTAGCCGAGTTTCGTACTCAAGCTAAGAACAATCCATCTTCGACTTACGCCAGATGGAATATCCCTTCGGTAGAAGATATCGAAGCGATTGAAGATATCATCAAGAAACCTGTATTCAACTCCATCACCTTTGCCGATGGTTACGGCATCAACTCAAAGATCATTTAATGAAACACCATATCCTAGCCACTCTCAACAACGTAAAGATTACTGACCACGAATTCAAAGCATTGATGGATTATCGGGGAGTAACCGCTTCGTTGGTTTCGCCATATCCTCGAACCCCAGAAATTCTGGAAGACGTACCGAACAGTCTGAACGTCTTCGATCAGTTTTATTCCGATTGGGATTTTACCCATTACCTTAACGGTTTCTTGGGTGAGATTCTGGAACTGTGTACGATCCAATTCAACTCACCGGAACAAGATCGACTCACTTTTGTTATCCATGAAGTTGTAAAGGAACTTGGCGATATCATGTTTTATTTTACGGGACTAATCCGTAAAGTTTCTGGATTGCAAGACATGATGGAACGTATGAATGCGGATCATCAAATCGAATACTTGGGACCGAAGGAATTCGATAACCTGAACGATCCTATCATGTTCTACGGGGAACAATTCGCTAATGCTATTAAACGGCATTTGTATTACGGCGATCCCCAATTGACGCATCAAATTTCTTTGCCGAAATTGGCGGAGCAAGCCATTACGGTACTTCGCTGCTTAAAGATTTACGGTGACGCGACTTTGACAATGGTTGATACTTTCAATTCTCTTCCGAGGGAAGCTGCGTATAACAAAGAAACGCTTTACAATATCGAACAGTCGATTGATCTTCTCAAAAACCAACCGTTATTATTCACTTCGCCTCGCGGACTGATTGTTATCTTGGATGCCAATCGAAACAAATTGGCAAAGCGTTACCCCTCCGGCTCATTCACCTTACAGGATGCCATCGAACGTAAAGATATGGAATGACAATAACCGTTAAAGCTGATTTAGCATTTATTGACGGTAAACTTCTCGGTCACGTATTGCATCGTACTCCACCAACCCCACTTGGAACCATTCAAATGATGACGGATACACCTACGCCAACGAAACAAGCCTCGACCTCCGAACAAAAGTATACGCAAATCTTACTAAACGACAGAAACACAGAACAATGCAGAAATGCCGCAGTATCTTTGCAGTCGGCATTCACTTGGAAAGAATCCCCCGAAGGTCATGACTATTGGCAAGAGATTAATGATAAACTTATAGCCCGATCGGATAATGGAACCAATGATGGTTTGCCTCGTGTGAACCCAGAACCGACTATCGAAGACGGTTATCGCAAGGCAACACCAGAAGACAAGGATCGCCATGATCGAGAGTATTGGTTTAATGCTCTCGGGCGAAAGGAATGGCGACAAGCTAAAGTAGGCGTAATCGCAGAAGGTGCTTTCTATCAAGTACCTGTTGACAGGGTTCCTACCGATGAGGATGCAAAAGGCCGACCGACGGCATTTGCTCGGGATAGCGAAGGCGACGATTGGCGAAAAGTAGAATTGATGAGAGTATGGAGCGATGACCGTACTTATCGTTTTCATTGTGATCTTCTCGAAGATGATGAGTATGATAACTTCGTATTTTGTCGATTCCCCTACGAAGGTGAACTTGACGAGGATTAATCTTTGAACCCTCATCCGTTAATCAAACCTTTAATTCGGAGATACAGACTTTGTAAGAGTTGTTACATTGGCTGTATCTCCGAATCCCGTGTCCACTACAGCGGCGACATTAAATGCGACGTATTATTTATTGGGGATTCTCCTTCCGATATTGATATATCGCTAAACGAACCGTTCTCCGATCGAGCAGGTAAGTTGCTCAAGACGCTGATTCACGAAGCTGGACTAGACCACTTGCGTATCGCTTACACCAATGCGATAATATGTACCCCCGCAGAATCGAATGGGGGAAAACTTCGGAAACCAAAAAAATCCGAAATCACCAATTGCTCTAGGCGTCTTCAAGAATTTATCGATTTAGCAAAACCGAAACTCTTGGTTGCTGTCGGTGCCATCGCCGATGCAGCATTAACTAAAATGGAATTATACCATTTAAGTATCATCCACCCTGCCGCAATTCTCCGACAAGAGGAACAAGGGGACATCGACATGGCTCGAACAATGGCCGTTCTCCAAAAAATCCCAAAGGAATTAAATGGCTAGTTGGTGTTGGATTTGTCGTCGAAAAGTAGATTCGACTTATCGTTATTACAAAGGCGATAAAGCTCATCGAAAGTGTATCCAAGCTCATAAAATCAAACAGATTCTTGCCAAGGTAAACCACCCTACCGAAGATACCCAAAAGGAATTAAAGAATGCCGTGTAGTGAATGCGGAAATCCAAAATGCGTATGCGCTCTGTACCCGATGGAATGGGACGATCATATTGAAGAACGAATTACTCAAATTAGGAAACACGAAATGTCGGAGAAAGCAAAAACAGATAAGTCCAACACCGGACTTGTATTGATTCCTTTTTATTCCATTTTGCGAATTGGTCGTATCTTTGTCGAAGGACTTCGGTACGGCAGGGACAATTGGAAGAAAGGTGTAGGCGATCAAGAGTTTCAAGAGGAACGTCTTGAACACGCTTTACTCCATTTAATCAAATGGAAAGAGGGTGATCGAACCGAAGATCATCTTGCAAAAGTCGCATGGTTCTGTGTGACTCAAATGGAACTGGAACGACTAGAAATTGAAGCTATACCGTTGCCCACAATGCTAGATATTATTCAAGGACTTGGCGGGAAATGATTATTCAAATTGACGGGATATATTTCAATCCCGAAATAGTGGTCGGCCTACGGCAAGAAGACAACGATGTTCGCATGTTCTACGGGCCGGAGGCGTACCACTTTAAAGAATTTAAAAATTGGAAAGTCGCAGACTTCGCCGCAGAGATTAATCGTTGCATCGAAGAATTCCATATTGAGAATTTTTACAAGGCATTAAAGCGATTTCAAGCTACCGGAGGATTAATAAGCGGAAATGGCTAAGAAAGCAGCCAAACGAATAAACGGAATCCCAACCTCTATCCTTCCAGGACCGTCATGGACTTTGGATATGGGGGTAAGTTACTCTCTGCTTAATCGTTTCGTTCAATGCAAAGATCGTTTCCATATGTATGCCGTCAAAGGTATGCGTGAGGAAACCAGTCGCCAAGATAATCTTAATTTTGGAACATACTTCCACAAGCTGTTAGAAATTTCAGCTAAGGATCAGCGATGCTCCGCTAATAAGGTTATCGAGAAAGTTACTCGATCAAAATCATCAATTGCCAAGATCAAAAACGTTGATCGTTTAATGGCTAATATGATTTATCGAGAATACGTTAATCACTTTGTTGGAGAAACGCATCGATACTTCGATACCGAAACCAAATTCGATATCATGTATTCTCTCCCCGGAGTCGGTTCAATTCGTCTTGTAGGTAAGATGGATCAAACCATCATTAATTCCGATAGGACATTAAAGGTTCAAGAGAACAAGACTGCTGAGAAAATCAGGGATGCTCTACTCGCTTTAACCATTCCGCATAATCTTCAAACGATGATGTATGCAATTTGTGCCGAAGCTCACTTCAAGCGTCCAATTACCGGCGTCTTGTATAACGTCATTCGCAAGCCTACTTACAAGCAAGGGAACCTAACCGACGAAGAACACGTTGAAAGAGTCAGGAAAGAATTATTGAATGATCCCGCCAGATTCTTCTATCGGTGGAATTACGACTTCTCTCCTAACTCGATTAATGAGTTTAAGCAATTTACCTTTGACCCGATTCTCAGGGACTTCTATCTGTGGTGGAAGTCAATCGAATCAAACCCTCTCGATCCGTGGGTGGACCAAAACGGCCAGCCCAACTCACGGCACTATCGGCGTCCCTTCGGCGTCTACGACTCCTTGACGAACGGAGAAGGCGACTTCTTCAACGCTATAACAAGGAACAGTTTGGCCGGAATCACTTTCGGAAATGAACCTTTCTCGGAATTAAAGGAAGATGTTTAAAATCTCCCATAGACAAGAAGAATGTTTAATCAAAGAAGAACTCAAAGAACTGGTAGCAAGAACACCGTTAATTTCTTATCAGATTTATCGTGATCTTCGCATGAACAGTTATGAGAGAGCTTGGATTATTCAATTCGTCGATCGAGACTGTTTGGAACAGATAGCCTCTGATTATTTAAAGAATGTAACTTCTGCTCCCACCTTCCCCACAACCTATGAGGAAATGATTATTCATATCATATTCCCTGAAATGATTAGGAGATTCTAATCAATGCCTCCGAAGAAAATCGAACCAAAAGCGAAAGTAGTTAAACCTGCTATTCGTTACGCAACGCCGACAGCACCTAAGACACGACAAATCATTATTCCCGGACCCAAGGATTTAAATATCCCAAGTGCGGATTTAAATGATTACTGTGTCATGCTGTATGGTGGGAAAGGTGCGGGAAAGACAACAGCGTCTTCGACATTCCCGAATCACTTTAATTTCCAATTCGAACCCTCACGTCGAAACGTGACAATGCGAATGTATTCGTTACTCGTAAAGCGAGCATCGGAAATCACTTGCGACGAAGACGATCCGTGGGTAGAATTTATCCTCGCTTGTGACCAGATTCGCGATGATAAGTCGATTCGATGGGTAACTATCGATAGCGTAGACTTGGCTCATAAATGTTGCCAAGAACACGTTTGCCGAAAGAACGAATGCGAGAGTCCGACAGATAAGAAAGATTTCGGCAAAACGTGGTCAGCAATCACCGATACTTTTATGTCGGCGATGAACTCATTGCGACTCTCGGGTAAGTCTCTTCTATTCATTTCTCATGCCAAAGAAAGGGAAGCAGAATTCTACGATGGAGAGGGAATTAAAGATAATATATCTTTAATCTCTCCGTCTTGTAACGCAGGCTGCCTCAAGATTATGAAGCAGATGTGCGATTTTTGGTTGTACCTTGGCAAGTCCGCTGGGGAGCAACGTACTCTAACCATTAGGGATACCAATGATCCGCGAATATTGGATGTAGCTTGCGGTTACGGGTTTATCGGAGAAGACGGCGAACCGATCAATCGGATCGATCTTCCATCCGATCCATCGCAGTTCTACAAAGTGGTGAACGACGCTTTCCAAGGTAAGGTAAAGAAAGTCGCTCCAAAGAAAGTTGTCCGCAAAGTGGCTAAATAACATTTTGCATTTAATGTCCGATTGTTTTGTTTTGAATCACTCAACAGGTAGTAAGTATTATGGCAGTTGCAGGTAAAAGCTCGTTCGTCGCCGCCCTCACCAAGAAAGTAAGCAAAGTCGTTGATGCGGCAAAGACAACTCAAGGTGGGACGTTCTTATCCGATCAAGAGGTTTTGGATTTGCTTGATGTTCCTGAAGAGGGGAAGTTAATCCTTAATGCGAAATTGGTTCGGATTCGAACCGGGGCCGATAAGAACGGTAATGCCTACTTCGCTCCCGATTATGTCGTCGTGGACGGAGAACATAAGGGTACGCCGTTCTCGTCGTTTATCAGTTTGGATACCAAAGATGATAAGGCTTTCACGCGAAACATCGGAAGTGTTTTCCGTATTCTCCAAAATCTCGGGATCAATACCGAGGCTTGGGATTACGAAGGTTCCGAATTGCTTGAAGCGGTTGAAGCGGAAGCAAAGGAATTGACCGCTCAGAAACCCGGCGTCAAGGTGTCGTTGACACGTTATATCCCTGATGATACATCCAAAGAACATCGCCTGAATATCAGTGTGATGGGTCTGACGGACAGTTCATTGCGTACCGCGAAGGATGATACCGACGACGAAGAGCGTGAAGCGTCCAAGCCAAAGGCTCGACCCAAGGCTAAGGCCAAACCCGAAGTATCCCTAGCGGATATGGGTGCGGCTGCCGACGAAGGCGATGACGAAGCCATCGAGAAGTTGACCGCCCTTGCTGAAGCGGCAGGATTGGATATCAATGATTTCGGTCCTTGGGCAGACTTGGCCGCAGCTTTGGAAGGTGCCGAACCCGAAGAGGAAGTCGAAGAAGAGGAAACCGAAGAAGAGGAAGAATCTTCCGCCAAACCCGCAGGAACGAAGGGTAAGGCCGATTTGGGGGATGGCACGGTAGCTATCACGGTTGTCTCGTACAACGAAGACACCAACGAGTATATCGTCCGAGACAAGGCGAAAGACGAATACGAAATCTCGGCTGACGATATCACTTGGTAATTACCATTAGGTAATAATGGTTAGGGGGAATGGTTGTATGGGGGTTCGATTCCCCCACTCCCTATTTGTATTTAATTCCCATATGGAGAATTGCTATGGACGAAGACATTGATGCTATTGCTAAATCGCGTGAAACAATAATGAAAGACGTTCATCGAGAAGCAAGTAAAGGGGACAAACTCTGTGCAGCTTTAATTAGTTTAGAATTGGAGTACGAACCTTTTTTATGTTTACAAAATTATGATACCGATGACCTAAGCGATATCGACGATATAGGTCCATTTTAATCAGAGGAAACGATATGAGTTGGTATCCAACTATTATGGTTCTACTCGCAGTAACCGCAATCATTGTCGCCTATCTAATAGGTAAAGATCATGGGCGAAGAGAAGGGCAACAAAAAACATTAGATCGTTTTGAGGATATGGGAGTTATCACCCAACTCAATGATGGTCGATACGTAGTTTGGCAACGTGAGGATGAGGGCGATGAATAAATGCTTAAAGACTTTCTCGCCATCGACACCGAAACCACAGGGTTATATCTCCGTCA